GCGGCTCGCATCTCAACCCGAAAGCTGTACGCGACCTCGGCTGCCGTAGAACTATTCCAACGGCCTGCGGCACCCGATGGGCCAAGCAAGAAATACCGCTGACACAACGCCAACTCAGTCCCATACGGTCTGCGTTCAAACGGCGTGGCGGTACTGCCTTGCTCAAACTGCACAAGCGACAACGTGCCCGTGTTGAACTCAATGTTGAGGTTCGTGCCACCAACAGCAGCACCCGTCACGCCAGAGCCAGAGAATGAACCAGCACCAATCTTACCCTGCGCCGTTCCGCTGAATGACAGTGTGTATGTGCCACTGCCCAAGTTCAATCCCTCAATGACTTGGATCAGCGAACCAGCAGAGATGGTCAGTGTGGTGACGTTGGCACTTGTGGCAAACGTGTAGGTGCAACCAGACGCGCCAGCCTTCCAGCGGTCATGCCCGTAAGCACCAGCAGCCAAGGTTACAGTGCCAGAGACAGCACGTTGGTTGACAGCAAAGTTGCCGTTGATGATGGCGTTGATAACCCCAGTTGGGCCACCGTTGATTTGCGAGACGATGAGGTTACTCATGCTTGCACTCCCTTGTTGCCGTGATTGGCAAATGCACCGTGGTACTTCTCCCGCGCCATTGTTGCAACCAAATCAGCCAAGTCCAAGTCATCAAAGAACTTGGACACAACTCGCTTGCCTTTAACTGATACTTGCACAAACCATTTCTTGTTTTGCTTGCTCCAGCAAACATTTTTAACCCCGAGCTTGTTGTTGCTCTGAGCACCCTTGTTCAAGCAATTCAATGCGTTTGTGGCTGGTCGGAGATTTTCAATTGCGTTGTTTTTACGGTTTCCATCAATATGGTCAACTTGCTCTGGCATATACCCGTGGTGCATACAAAAGATCACACGATGAATGCAATAGGCAATACCGTCCACCATAACGGAGCCGTACGTGCCTGTTGACTTACAGCCAGCAACCTTGCCAGCTTGGGCGACATTGCTTAATGTTACCTTCCAGTGCAACACGCCATCACGGCAATCAAACACCTCATTGAATCGATCATGCAAGCTGTCTGCTGTCGGGGTCATGCCGTTAATCTGGGCGGTGTTGCCACTGTTGGCATCCACGATGGTGTTGACTCGAACTTGGCTCATGCTTGCTCCTGTGCTTTTTGTGCGGCTTCCCACACTTCACGGGCTATTTCCTCGTGCGAGGGGTACATCAGTTCTTTGGCTACCTGATCGGCCCACCATTCATCAAAAGTCATGGTTGCACCTCCAGTGTGCGGATTTCTAGACGCCACGCTTGGCGCTGGCTCACGATGTCTTCATCGGGCTTGTCGTAGTCAGGCAAGACCTTGTAGTCGCTGTTGTTCAGCAGCGCCTTGAGTTCAGCGATGCGGTCAGCGTTGGCCTTGGCTTGTGCCTTGGCGGGGTCGATTTTGATGATCATGGTTGCACCTCAAATTCGCTGGACACGCCGCCCACGCCATCGGTAAGGTCTGCCTCGTCAACCGTCCAAGCATTACGATCAGAGCGATCCGATGGGATGTCAGCAGCGTCTACTAGCTTAAATTTACGGCCAGCAGGAACGTCCTTGATGGCGATGGCTTGAATGCTGTGCTGCTCAAGGGCTTCTGCGGTAGGAATAATGACAGCGACCACGCCGTTGTCTTGTAAAAATATAATGCGTCTCATGTTTGCTCCTGATTAGCGGACAACGGTTACGTTGACATACGCGGAATCGTATGCACCCGTCCCCGGAACCAAAACTTGAATCCTACCTGCGGATGCTGTTCTGGTTACGTCAGCCCGGTCAACCACCACAGCAATGCCCGTGACCACTGTCTCTCTTGATGTGCCAACCATTGAATAATTCGCATCAGGCATTGCAGTTGTGAAGTTGACTGTGTAATCACCAGTCCCGTTATCCGTGATGCTCGACACGTTCCCACTTGCACGAATCGCCACAGTGCCAGTGCCGTTGAAGTTTACCCAAGCTCGGGCAGCATACACAGGTGCAGAACCCGATGCGTTGAACTGGGTCAGCGTGGACTCAGCAGTTGCCAGCGTCCCTGCGCTGTCAGGTAGGTTCAGGATTCGGTCAGAGTTGCTGTTTGGGCTGGCGATGGTGAACGTACCTGTGCCGCTGGCGTTGGGGGTTAGGGCGATACGGCTCATGTTGTTTGTCCTTTAACAGAAAAAGGCGACATAAACTTCAGCGCAATCAGCCGCTGGAGTGCCGCCAGAAATCCCTGTTCCAATAGTCACCTGAGTTGTTGTTTTCAAAGTTGGCGGGTTTGTTTCGTTTGAAGCAATAACACCAACAGTTACAGTGTCCGCAGTTGACGCCAAATCTGTTGTGCTTGACGCCAAGACCAAATAATTTGCATTTGGCATTGCGGTGGTGAAAGTAATTGTGTAACTTCCAACGCTGTTTCTAAGGACGCTTGCCACGTTACCAGACGCACGAATAAGGCGGTTGGTGTTTGCAGTTGAAACAACATCCGTGGTGTCGTTGATTCCGTTGAAATTGACCCATGCTCGGGCGGCGTACAAAGGCGCAGACCCTGTTGGGGTAGCCATAACAGCAGGACCAACGGTCAAACTGCTATCGGAGTCCAGAGCAGGGGAAACAATCCCCGTAGTTCCATCTAAAACGATTGCCATGTCTTACCCCTTAAACCACAACGTACCGACTGCCCGATGGCACGGTAATACTGACACCGCTTGCAATCGTCACAGGACCGGCTGAGATGGCGTTGTTGCCTGCGTTGATCGTTGAGCTTTGCGTCACCGTTGCGGCGTTCTCGATGTAGCCCATGCCGCCCACCACAGACCGCTCTGCCGGGTATGTCACGAACACGTCCTTGGAGCCAGCGGCAAAGTCCACCAGTGCGCCAGCGTTCGACGACTCAAGCACCGTATCACGCGACAGGGTTGTGCCGCTGGAGGTGTATGTGCCAATGCCGACTTCAAAGTCGCCAGAGGCAGAATCAACAATCGCGTAGTAGGTCGTGTTCCCGTTGCCTATAACGGCAAACGACTGGAAACCAGAAGCCGCACCACCAAGGGTCAGCGTACCAGTGCCAGTCGTTGTAGAAGACTCCTTGACCCTATCTTTCAAAACCAAGGGCATGAGAGCCTCCTATTTAAGTCAACGTGATGTCCAAGTCACCAGCAGGGATGCGCAAGACGTCGCCGTCGTTGATTGTGCGGGAGGTCGTCAACTGCGCCCAGCCCAGCATGTTGCCGGAGGTCAGCGCATCAAAGATGGCGATGTGGGTGATCGTGCCCCAGTTGCCACCACTTGCCGCAGCAAACTCAATGGCCGCGCTGTTGGTGCAGTTGGTGGGCGATGTGCCCGAGACGGTCATGGTGCCGGTGACCACGCGAGCGTAGCCGCTGCCAGAAACCTCGGTGCCACCACCAGCGTCAGAAGGTGCTGCGGTAAACAGGCCCACGTACCAAGCGGTTGGACGGGTGACGGAGTTGGTCGTGAACACATAGTTCAAAACCAAGTTTTCGGTGTAATCGGTAAAAGAAGACATCAGCGTGCTCCAAATGGTTTGACTCGCGCCCGGATCAGACCGCTTGCGCTTGCGTTTTGGTCTGCGAATTTGATTGATTCAATGGCCGTATTGTAAAGAGTTCCCCACACCGCGACACGCTCGTCGTCCTTCAAATACGGTGCTGCCTGCATCAGCGATCCGTACAAATACGCGTCAGGGGACGACGCCAGCAGCCAGTTGGTGGTCACGCTGTCGGACAGCTTGGGCAGCTTGGCGATGTACATCAGCTCTGCCGTGTAGGTCGCGTCAGGCGTGGGCGCCACGCGAATCTGGCCACCAATGATGGTGAAATATTTGGGGATGCCGGGTGCGTTGGCGTAGAGCTGGTCACGGTCGTCCATCTGCTCAGGCGTCAAAAACTCAATGGGCTGGATGGGGTTGGAGCTGGTGATCTTAAAGGTCTTGGCCTCCAAGAAGTCGGCAGGCACCGCGCTGTACTGGGTATCAACCGATGCCGTGGCCCGTGCAACCATCTGACGTACGCGCAGTGGCCGCTCCATCTGGGACTCTGCCAGCTCAATAAACGTCGGGATCACCGCCGTCAAGTCTGTTCGGTTCAGAAAGTCAGCGATGTTGGTCTTGAGCTGTGCGTAGTTCATTTCATTCCCTGCCAATCAGTGTGTGCTCGTGCTTGTACTCAAACGTGCCGATGTGGTGGACCTCTTTGGACAGGTCTTGATCAATCAGCGTCTTAAAGCCGTTTTCGGAAGCACGGCGGCAAAACCAGACGTCCTCACCGATGTAGTCCTCAGCGGCTGGCACCCAAGGGATGGCAAACCACGGGAACTCCATCTTCTTGTAGACCTCTGCCTTCACGAGCATCACGCCCATGCCGCAGTAGTCCACCTCGACCAAGCCGGTCGAGTCCTGCTCAGTATAAACGCGCAGCACCTTCTTGGCGTCCTCATCCTCAGAGTTCTTGCGCACGGCAATCGGCTCAGTCGGGAACCGACGCTTGGCGTAGTTCGCGCAGACGATTGGCTCGTCACGGTCCAGCAAACGGATCAGCGCGTCCTTGGGGAACCTCATGTCACTGTCGAGCCACAGGGTGTGGGTGCAGCCAGCATCAATCGCATCTCGCGCCAAGTCTTGGCGCTGTGACGAGAGCAGGGTGCCCGAGCTGGTGTAGATCACCACGCGGTTCTCTGTGGTGCCGATGGTGTAGCCCACCAAGCGTGCCAAGTCAAAGGCAAAGCCAGAGTTGACGAAGTCGCGGGTGGGTACAAGGATTCCAATGATGTTTGACATTAAACGCGTCCGGGTCGAGTTCTGAAAAATCTATTTTCTGGGTCGTTGAGCCAAGCCTTCATGCGTGCCGGGTCGTCAGCGATACCTTTTGCTTTTAGGTCGTAGAGCACAGCCATCGGAATTTGTGCGACATGGTGCATGTCACCCTTCCAACTTGCATTCTCATCCACTTGGTTGAATGCGGCCTTGTTTTGCTCAATGACTCCACTCACGTCAACGACTGTCTCAATGGTTGCCTCATCGGCGTCGCTGTTGTAGTGCCATATCTTCTTGGCACCCGTCAATGGATCGGAATCAAATAGTTTTGAGTGCATATAAAAAAGGGGGGTGATTAGCCCCCCTTCATTCCATTACTGGATGACGCTGTCCAAGTCATAGACCGCGCCGTGGGCCTTCTCGTTCATGACCTTCAAGCCCCACTCAACCAAGAGCATGCGCTTCTCGGCGTCGCCGGTCTTTGCCAATTCCACGGTCTGGAATGGGCGCAGGTAGGCAACCGAGGCGTACTCGGTGTCCAAAACGAACACGTCACGCTCACGCTGGAAGCGGTTGGGGACAATGGTCACGTTGCCGAAGTCCGACACGTACACGTCAGCAGCACCGATGATGGTGGAGGGCTTTGCACCTTGAGCGTTGTAACGCTGTTGGGCGATACCAGCCATCTTGGACAGGTTCTGCTTGTTGACAGGACCGGCCATCACGACGGAGGGCTTGCCACCTTGCGTCCACACCTTCTGGATCACGTCCTTCAGCAAGGTCTCGCTGAAAGCGCGCAAGTTGGTGGTGGTCGCATCGGTACGAGCTGCGTCAGGGATGGAGGTGTACGAAGGATCGCTACCGCCAGTGCCTTCGTTAGTGTTGGTTTTCAAGAAGGCCTGCAAAGCACCAGTCTTACGGGCAGCGGAAGTGCTACCAGCAGTGGCTGCTTGGTTGGCCAACATAGCGGTTTCCATGTCACGCTTCAGTTCGGCACCGCGCTTGGCCATCTGGTAAGACAGTTCGCTGCGGCGACCGGCCTTGTCAACGGACTCCAAGGTGCCGGAGATGACCACGTCCTTGCGGCTGATCTGGGTGTAGTTGCCCAAACGCACGGTGGCGGTGGCTGCGGTGAACGAGGTGATGTCGTCGCCTTCGATCTGCGCGTTGGTCGAAACTGCGGAGGCCAAGTCGTCAGTCTGCCACTCGTAGAAAGTGTTCTTGACGTTCTCTTTGCCGACGTTCGACATGAACGGGGTCTCTTCAGGGCTGATCTGATAGATCACATTGGAGAGGTCTTCCCGCACGCCTTTGGCGTCAAAGCGGGTATAGGTGTTGGTGATTGCTGCCATGATGGCTCCTTAACAAGTTACAAGAATTTTTCAAAGAGGTTCGCCGCATCGCGGACGCTCCCCGTTGCCTTGAGACGCTGTTGAGCTTGCTTAATTTGACTCGACTGTGGTTTACCAGACGCTGCCACACCGGGCTTGGCGACTTTACCGACTGACTGCTGCGGCTTGATGCTCTGGCGCTTACTCATCAACGAGTCGTAGGTCGCGAGCTTGCGCAGCGCCAACAACATGCGGTGATCAGTGATGCTGTTCATCTCCTGCTCAGTCAATCCGATGGCCTTGCCTGCGTTGACCCATTCGGACTTGGCTTTCGCCGCGACCTTGGGGTCTTTTAGCTCAGGGGCCGCAGACAACAACAAGTCCTTCTCCTGATGGAGTCGTTCTTGCATCGCCTTGTGCGATTCCCTCTGATGCTCCTGTTGCAAACGCTGCTGCTCTGACTGGATAGCCATCATCTTTTCAGCGTTCACTCGCTGCATCTCGCGCTGTCTCACCCATTCGATGGGGTCTTCGTTATAAAGACGGTCCATATCGACGTTGGGCTGCTGCGCTTCTTGCAGTTGGGCTTGCAGGGCCGTCAACAATTGAGAATACTGTGCTCGCTCGGTACGCACCGACTCCAGTTCTGCCTGAGCTGCTTTGCGCTCTTGGGCAAGTGCCTGTGTCTTGCGCGTGTAGTCCTCTGTGCGGCTGTAGCCCTTTTGCAGCTCTTCCAGCGACACCTCAACTTCTTTGCCGTCAACTTTGACGGTGAACTTTGGTGGCTGTTCCTGCTGCTCGGTTTCTTCATCCCCATCGGACTCTTCGCCTTCGGCATCCTCGTCTGACGCGTTCTCCTCTTCAGACTCGTCTGCCTCGACGGATTCGGAGGATTGCTCCTCCTCCAGCGCCTCTTCTTGCTCTTGCTGTTCTCCCTCTTCCGAGGGCAGCATCGCTTCAAAGGCTGATGCAGCTTGCGCTGCGGTCATGGACTGCGAACTGGTTTGACCCGTGGTGTCGCTCATGTCTTTGATTCCTATGTTACTTCAAACTCATCCCCGTTGCACCTGCCGCTGCGCATACGTTGCGCGGTCGATGTAGGTCTGCAACTGGGTCTTGATGTCTTCAATTGCGGTGATGGCCATGTAGGCCTTCTCGCGCTTTTCGACTTCATCAACTTTACTATCTTTCCACTCGTTTGTGTAACGCTCTTGCAGTTCCTTTAACGCTTCGTTGAGCGTCGAGCCGGGACTCATCAGCTCCTCTGATTCGCGTCCCAGCTCCAGCGTGTCGTGCAGGTTGGCCATCAGACCACACCCTGATTCATTGTCTGCATGGCCATGCGGTCACGCTCGACTTGCACGTTGAGCTGCTGCTCGTTGATCACCGCGCCGTACTTCAGCTCAAGCTCGCGCAGCTTGATGAACTTGTCAATGTCCATCTTGTCGCGCTCGCGGTCGTCGGCCATCTGCATCTTCTGCTGTTCAAGCTGCAGCTCGGCGGCTTTCTTCTGGATGTCGGCCTGAATCGACTGCACCTGCACCTGTGCCAGCATCTCTTCTGGAGACGGCTTGGCTGACTCTTGCGATTGTGGTGGCTGGTAGTCGGCGGGGATCGCGTTGAAGAACTGGCTGGCGTCCTTGAACCCGGCAAGCTCGACCATCTTGCGCAGCGTGTTGGCGTACTGCGCAGGCGACACCAGCGGGTTCATTGGACCCATCTGCATCAATGCCTGCTCCTGCTTAGAGCTGATCATGGCCAGCATCTGCATCTTCTGCTCGGTGTCGCCAGTGCCCATGCCCACGTTGATGGACACGTCCATGGTGGCGTCCCACGAGCGTGGGTCAACCTGCACCCACTCGTTGCGCATGCGGACCATGCGCGGCTTGTCTTGGTGCTTCACAGACAACTGCAGGATCAACTTGAACAGCTTCTTCATGCCCTCGGCCAAGATGCGCGTGGTCAGCTCGATGCGCATCTGGTTGGCCGACACGGTGGCGCTCACAGCCGCCTTGGTGCTGGACTGCAGCGCGTCGGCATTCAGGCCCATCGACGCACGGCTCATGCCGGTGCGCTCCTCCTTGATGCTGTCCATGTACTCCAGCATCGGGAACGCGGCCTGTCCGACAAACGGCTGGGCCAACGGCATCACCATGCCGGGTGCTCGCATGCGGATGATGGCACCCGTCTCGTTGTTCAAGACGTCGTCCATGTTGACCTGACCCTCGACCACGGCGGTGCGTGGGTGAATGCTCTGGGCCAAGCTGTCCAAGGTGTTTCGCAGGATGTCGCTCTTGATCTCCTGCAAGTCCTTGGTGTAGTCGAACACGCTGTTGGCTTCCAGCGGCGAGGTGTGTGGCTCGGGATCGCACGGGAAGTCGGCAAAGCCCACCAAGTCGGCTGGCTCGTTGTTCACGATGGTGTAGCCCTCGCCCAAGCAACACACCTTGCGCAGCTCAGGGATGCCGTCGCCGTCGTAGTCCACACGCATGTAGCCCTCGACGTACAGCGCACGCTGCATGGCCGGGTTGTGCGACTCGTTGATCGACCCCATGGTGGTGGTCGTTGGACGGCGGCGCAGGTACTCGTCGTTGTACTCAAAGTCCGTCGTGGAGATGTTCTCCATGATCAGGTCTTCGTCGTAGCCCATCTCCAGCAGCTCGGCCACGGTGGCCT